TCTTGTTGTCTTCTAGAATTTTTATAACTTCATCTTTATTCATATAATACTCAGGATTCCAAGGCATTTCATTTATCCTTATCCAAAAATACAAACTCTACACCTAATCGTTTTTGCTCCTTGCTAAGTTGTCGAGCTATGCGCGTGCCTGGTCTCCACGATACTCTATAACTAGTAGTCTTGACATCGATCTTGCGCACCTCTCCGGTTTTCTCATCCACTATTACCATATCAATGGGTCCTTTAAGAGATATATTTTTAAAAACATAATACCCTTCCTTTAAAAATTTTATGGCTGCCCGGAGCTCATTAACATCCCCTATTTTTTGTGTGTCTCGCCCCATGATGGCCCCATATCTACATCAACTTTTGAAGGAACTTTCAATTCAATAGTGTGTTCCATTATTTCCACAATTCTTTTACACTCCTTTTCGGTAGAAAAAGACATATCCAATTCATCATGCACCTGGATCAAGGGAAGAAAACCCTCCTTATATAAGTCTACCATCGCCTTTTTTGTTTGATCTGCTGCTGATCCTTGTATTAATCTATTCAAAGCCTTGTATGTCCACGCCCTTTTAATTCCACCTACTCCATATTCTATTTCCGCCTGCTCTTTAGGCAATGCTTTATGCACACCAAATTGTTGGGGCTCCCACAAATGGAAGCGACACCTTCTCCCCATAATAGTTCTAATGTATCCTTTCTCATTTGCCCGACTCATTGTTCCATCAGTCAATGCCTTAACAAAAGGAACTGTATGATGATATTGGATGAACACTCTCCTAATTTCATCCCTGTCTTTTTCAAGGTTGCTGTCTAATCCTAATTGACTCATCAACTTACCTTTACCCATTCCGTACATCATTCCTAAGTTAATGGTTTTTGCCTGCTTACGATCAATGCCCGCCATATCAGCGACAGCTTGATGAAAGTCTATGTCCTTGTGCGTATAGTCATCTATCAGCTGACTGACAGTATCCAAGTTTTCATATAAAGCCTGCCACTGTGAATTGGTTCTCATCAACGCACCATAATGAACTAATAAACGAGGTTCTTGCTGTGAGTAATCAAAACATCCCCACTTCTCCCCTTCTTCCGGAAGAAATAATGATCTTATTTTAGGACTAATCTTAGGATTGCGGGCCGGTATCTGCTGCAAGTTAGGATTCTGCATTGATAAACGTCCTGAAATAGTCCCGCCTGTTTCCGATCTTAATTGGTTCACATCCGCGTGAATGCGTCCTTTGTGCGAATGTTTTATGATGGAATCAATAAAGGTGGTGTAAGCTTTATTTATTTCCCTGGCCTCCACAATTTTTTTAGCGAAGGGATGTTTATGGGTGGATAAAAAATTCTTATCGAAACTAGGAAGACCGGTGGGGGTGCGATTATATCCTATCCCTAATTTTTCAAAAGCTTTTGCAATCGACAATGGAGCGAGAATCTCCATCTCAAAACCACACTCTTTACGTAAGCTATCCAGTATCTTCTTTTCTGTATTCTTAAAATCTTTTTTAAGACGTTCTGCTTTTTCCACATCAACACGTACACCTCTCTTTTTCATGTTAAACAGTACAGGAAAAAGTTCAGTTTCTAAATTGAGAATTGTTGTTAATTCCTGTTTAATGATCTTTACCTTTAATGCGTTCCATAGTTTTAACGTGACTGCGGCATCCTGCTCGGCATATGGTCCCACATACATTGCGGGTAATTTATGCATTTCTCCCTTGGCATCAACGCCAAAGTCCTTGGCCGCTTCATACAGTCCGGCCTCTGATTTAGTGTCGCCTACATAATCCGTAGCTACATCCTTGAGCCTATAACTGAATCTGTTTTCATCCACTAAAGGGGCGGCAATCATTGTGTCACAAATACGGCCACTTACTTCAAGGCCCATGGCACTAAGCCAACCTACATCATACATTGCATTGTGAAATACTTTATCACAGGGGAGTTCTAATATTTTTTTTAAAGCTATCTTAAAAAATTTCTCATCGAAGTTTCCCCCTCCTTCATGAGCAATGGGAAAGTATCCCTGCCATCCCTCCACGGCCAACGCTACACCAATAACTTTTCCTTTTTTTGTAGCCCAACCTGGCCCTGTAGTTTTTAATCCAGGATCATGTGTTTCTAAATCAATGGCAATTTCTTTTGCTTCAGACAGATCCGGTATTCTCTCGGGAGGAATCCATTCACTGGGCGCCTGGAACAAGGAGGGTTGTTTCATTGATTCCTTTTTTTAATATATTCTTCTGTCTCTCTTCCTCGCCGTTCCCCCTCTGATTCAAAAGATTTATCTTTCTTATCCGTCCGTGCTTCTATTTCACCTGCAATAGATGCATAAGCAGCTAGGTCTACATAGCTGTCTTTTTTATGTGCATGCATTAGTCTCGCCACTTTTACCAATGCCATACACATCGCCGCATCGTGGGGGGTTATATCTGTGCGGAGGAAAATAGACCACAACGCAGCGATGTTCCTATGATTAGTAACTTTATCACCATAATCACTATGGCGCTTGCCACCAATTAATTTCTGTGCTTCTTTTAAAAGTTCTTCTGAGATCATTTAAAAAATTTCTTTAAATTCTCTTGTAGATTCTGATTCAATAACGTGTAAAGATTTTTTTGCCCTAGTGACTCCCACATAAAACACTCGCCTTTCATCATCTTGTTGTACAAAATAATTATCATCCACTTTTTTAGGTAGGTCAGTCAATAACATAACATGATCCGCTTCGCCACCCTTTGCTGCGTGGATCGTAGATAATTTTATATTTTTAGATACATTAAAATCTTGTTGTCTTTGTAATGCGGCCGTAATGTAGGCTTGTTGAGACTCCGGAATGTTGTCTAAAGCTACGTGCCATTCTCTTGCGATGTGCACATTTAACCCGTGAAACATGACTAATGCCTCATGGTCATATTCTTTTTCTTCGTCCGCAGCTTTTAGATCCTTATATCCGTGGGCAATATGATTATTTCCAGACATATAATAATACATATCTTTCAATACTTTAAAGGGAATTGTTTCACCTTTTTGTAAAGTTTTCCATCCAATTATAGCATTCAACATTTTCTCCGACACAGAGGATCGATTATATCTTTCAAAAAATAACCCTCTTATTCTTAGTTCTTCTGCAAGTTGATCTAAGAAATAGTTAGCGCGACCTAATATTAGCCACGTTCCTTGAGTTAAATCCATCTGAGAATTTAACCTTGTTCTATGATATTTTAATTCTCCTTCATACTCCCGTGGCTTCCATTCTTTTTCCACCCGATCCTTTACAGGAGTGATGATTTGATGGGCTATGGTATGAACTTTCCTAGGAATCCTATAGGATTGATTTAAAATCTCTCTTCTAGGAACAGCATTTGATTTTCCTATCTTTTTTAAACGACCAATGTCAGCTCCAGCCCAATTAAAAATTGCCTGATCATCATCACCCGCGATGTAAGCTCGTTCAGCTTTTCGGATAAGCTGCTCCACCATCTGCCATTGAATTAAACTTAAGTCCTGGGCCTCATCAACAATTACAACATCCAATTTAGGGGCATCATTTTTTTTAATGAACTCCAATATCATATCAGTGTAATCAAAAAGATTACGTTTCTTTTTGAATTTTGTCAGCCCCTTATCCACGTAATTTAATTTATCAAATCCTCCATCAATGTGATAACCACAATTAGAGAACCGATTCATTAAAGATGTCCCTGTTATTTTTGATTTATCAATTAGATTAATGTAAATGTCTTTAGGAATTGATACTCCCAATTCATCAACAGACTTATTAGGATTATATAATTTTAATTGCAACCAATCAGAAACTTCCTGGTACTGGTTATCCCCCATCACGTCCGAAGGCTTTAAATTTAAATGCTGGTAAGCTAGGCTATGCAGCGTTCTAAAATAAGTAAAATCTTTTTTTTCTAAATTAAATTTTTTCATCGCACGAGTAACTGCTTCGCGTGCCGCTTTTTTTGTAAAAGCAAAGTATCCTATGCGATCAATGGAAGTGCCACTGTTTATTTCTTCTTCTACGATATTAAGTAGGCGTGTAGTTTTACCGGTTCCAGGCGGTCCGAATATCGTTATAATTTTTTCTCCGTGTCTATCGTTTAATATCATTTTCTTTTATTACATTTTCCATTAACAATAAATTTAACTTAATCATTTTAAGATCATTAATTAACATTCGCCTCGTTAATTTTAATTTTTTATTCTCCGCTTTCTTAATCAGTTGAGCGGAAATTATCAGTGTTTCATTAATCAGTTTTTTCATCTTCATCCTTGCTGTAAGTCTTAAGAATTGATTGTCCTAAATAATAGGGGATATGAGGAATTAAACTATTCCCTAAACATTTAAGTCGGTCCACTCGCTTGGGTACCCCATGAGCCACTCGACCCACGTCGGGTTCAAAGCTCCACCACCCTTGATCCACTTCTCCTTGTCGCTCTTCGCCACTTTCTGTGGCAGTAGATTCCGATCCGAATTGACCACGGCTTTCCCGCTGTCTTTCCAATCCCTCGACATTGGCGTCGGCCATGTTTCGTGAGGCCACAGCTTCACGGCTGCCGGCAACATTATTTGATATCCCTTCTCCTTGACCCATCTCGCGTATCTCCCGTCGTCGTTCACGTCCTGCTTGTACATTCCCTTTGAGGGTGTCGGCCACATCCTCCCTGTTGTAGGATTGATCATTCCTTCTGCTAGAGCAACCTGCGTTGTCAAGTGAGTTGATTTGGTCACGTCCCGACCTGATGTTTTGGCTGACATTCCAGGTTCCTGCGCTTTTGGCGTCGGCCACAGCACTGCTCCCCTTAGATTTCCCTTCGCTACGTCGTGGGGAATTCCCTTCTCGTTCTTTTTCATATGGGCTGAGTACTGATCCGATGTTTTCGGTGTCGGCCACATCTCCACGGCTGCCGTCAAGTTGTGTTGAACTGCTGCCTTCTCTCCCTTGCGTTTGATTAGAGTGTCCAAATTCTCTTGACCCGATGCTCTCG